TGATTCACAAGAAGAATCAAAAAGAAATTTATATGGTAATATTTATTTATTAGAAGATGAAATTAAAAAAATAAAACTTGAAATAGAAGAGATTAATATGAAAATTACTCAAGAATGTATTGAAAAAAATGGAAAACATGATTTTGAACGAGAAAGAGAACCAGGACTATATGGGGAATCTTATTTTGTTTGTAAACATTGTGGTTATGAATGTTGAAATAATATCATATATGAATATTAAATATTATTAATGTATTTAAATACATAATATTGTCATTATTAATAAATGGAAATTCATAATGACACTGATAATACAGTAAATACTAATGAGTATGATTCATCTTTACAAAATAAATGGTATTCTAGAGGATTTCCTTCAAATACTGCATGGGGATGGAATAAAGCAGCTCCTAAAAAATCTCTCTATGATATTGGTATGGCTGACACTGCTAATAGTTGTATGTTGAATTTTGTTGAACTGGTTCATTGGGCTCCAATAATTCCGGCATTTTTAATGGCACAATCTATATTTTATAATAGTGATAGTTGGACTAACTATTTTAACAATGACCAACAAAGAACGCTTTTATTTCTACTTTCTCCTATGATCGCTTTTTTTGGAGGTCTTCCAGGTATTATGATGCATACATATGAGGGTTGGCAAGTAGCTCCATTTAATAGTCCATTAAGAGGTGAATTAGAAGATACAAATGTGATTGTTTCTGATAAAAATAATCAATGGTTAAGAATTGTAGCTTATTTTTTTATTTTTAATATGCAGTATATTGGATTACAAGCATTTTCATATGCTGTTTTAGGTCCAAGCTATTTTTTTGGCTGTTTAAAATTTTTATCTGTTATGGGATTTTTAATAGGTTATCTGGGTAACCAAGAATATAAAGCGACATTTAATTTTAAATGGAAGGATACAGCAGGTGGCTCTACATTTCCATTAGCTTGGACTACATTAATACCATTTATAATGGCGGCATCATTAAATCTTTATGCGTTTTCAGAATTGGGGGATTTAATATTTCCAGGTCCATTCAGTATTATTAATTCACTAGCGCCACCGATTTTAATAGCATTAGGTGGTGCGATTGAAGGTTTATTCGCAGAAACAATTTTTGATCAAAAAATACACGCCTTTGCTGTAATTCTTTTTAATATGGGATTTTGGCTTCAACTTAATATGATTACAAAAGGTGGTGATATTCTTTCTGCTTCTTGTAGTAGTGAAAATTATCCAATGTTAGGAAATAACTGATTAACTGTTTATGCAATAGGATCATCCCAATTATTTAAATCATCATCTGGTAATTGAATAGAACTTTTAAAATCAAGTGGGATTTCTTCATTTTTAATTCTTTGTTCAAGTTTCCAATCCTTCTTTTTGGTATCAAAAAGTTGCTGTCTATTATAATGTATAAGCTCTTTATTTTTAATATTATACTGGTTTCTACTTTTTGAATCCATAATAATTTCAAATTCAGTACATAAAGATTGTTTTGTATCAATAAGTGAAAGATATTCTTCTTCCATAACGGTGACAACTTTAGTATTCCATTCGTTTAATTTGACATCTGGATCCTGATGCTCCCATAATTTATGATTCATCCAAGGACCCAATATATCCATTCTATATTCTATTTTATTATGTAAATTAGAATATTTCTCTCTTAGATTATGAATTCGTTCTTTCTTTTCGTCAAACTTATAATATTTGGAAATAGATAAAATAAGACTAATATAAGTTGATATAGAAATACCAACAACTGATACGCTTGGTCCAGGAGTGTCAAAAAACTCTTTGGTAGATTGTAGGAAACCAGAAACAGTTGATAGGAAAATAACAGATATTTGAATATAATTTATTTTATTATTAAGATCATCATATTCTAAGTCTAATAGTCTTTTATTTTCTTTACATTCTTTTAGAATATATAAATTATTATTAACAAAAGCTTCCAATTGATTTTTGAAAATAACAAACTGTTTTTTTGATTTAAAATTATCAGGTAAATTAATGTTTAGATTGTAATCCACACTAGGAATAACATCATTAGTAGTTTTATCCTTAATATCAATAGCAACATTTTGATTTAAGTTTTCATTAGAGTTTGATTGATTAGTTTTTTTTTTAGGTTTTTTGTCTTTGGAACCTAAGAGGTTATCCTCACTATCTAAAGTATTATTATTACTCGACATATAATAATAATACAGAAAAAATTATTACAATTATTACCATTTATTTTTACGAACATTTATTTTTGGACCAGCTCCTCGCTTTTGAACACTGTTTGGATCATAAATTTCATCTTCTTCATCACTGTCAATATCTTTAGACAATTCCCAAAATTCTTTTGATCCTAATCTAAAGTTTCCATGGTTTGCTGCTTTATACCAAAATATTTGGTCTTGTAATTTATTAGATTTGGAATTATTATTTATAACTAAACATTCAAAATTCTCTGTACATTGGTCCATTACCTGACAAAACGATTCAAATGTAGGGAACATACCGGCATAATTTTCCCATATTCGCTTTCTATTCGCTATATATGGTTCACGAAGTATAAATACATAATCAATATTTGTTCTTAAATTTGGAGGAATACCTAATGGATATTGCATTGTAATTATTAACATAATTTTCCAATGTCTACCATTCATAAATAATAATCTCATCATCTTATCTTTTGTCCATTTATTATCATATAAACAATCGTCTAAAATAACAAATGCTCTTGGATCAATACTAGTTCTTTTATATGCCTCCATCTCTTTTTTTATTTGTTTCATTACTGTTTTTTGTCGCTTAAGTATATTTTCTATAATGGCAGTATGGTATTCATCGTGAATAAATAATTTTGGAACATGAGCAGCAAAAAAACCGTTACCTGCTTCAGTTCCTGATATAACTGTTCCAATAGGAATATCTTGATGATAATATAATAAATCTCTTACAAGAAAACTCTTTCCAGTATCTCTTCTACCAATTAATACTACAACTGGACCTTTATTTTCGTCAGGACGGAAACTAATATTCTTCATATCAAATTTTTTCAAGTCTAAACTCATAATTATGATTTAATAAGAAAAAAATAATTAATGAAATACGAAAAAAATAAGTTAGAATTAAGTTTTATATTTATAATAAGAATTATAAAGAATGGACTTTTCTTTATATTATCGGAAAACAAAAAATAATGATTTATTTCATGATTTAGAAGAATCTCAATTAGGCCTTAATAACCTACAGAATTATGTGCCATTATATGAAAAATTTTTTTCACTTAATCCAACCAATTTCAATAGTATAAATTTGAATCAAAAGTATTATCTTAATAAAGTTAACAATACTTTAACAAAAAATACATTAAATGTAAATGTATCCGACAATTCAAATAATATCTTACATCGAGAGATATTTTGTAAATTCTCGCCACTACTTGATCCATTAAAATTTTTAACTGGTAAATATGATTTATCGGCAAATATACCGATTGAATTACCAATATATAATTCAAATAACAAATTTCCTAAACTATTAGATAAAAATAATAGTGCTTATGTAGACGCATTTTTTACATATTTATCTAGTCAACTACTTCATCAAAATAATTTTATAAATAGTATTGATTATTACGGTGCCTTTATAGGGAAACAAGAAAAATTTTTATATAATATTGTAGATGACCTTGAATATCTTAATGATTGTGATTATTTTCATAGTAATAGAAATGTATTTTTTAATCTAGAAACTGATGATTATAGCGAGTTTTTCAATATCAATTCTAGAACAAATAAAAAAAAAATTATTATTAATGATAAAATAGACAAAATACAAATTGATTCATTTAATAATGACGACTTTAAAATTTTTACTAGTTCAGATGATACTAATACACAAATTTATGATTTAAGTGAAGTATTATTTATAATTATTCATTAAAAAAATCTAATGATTCCGATTCAGAATCATCATGTAGTTCAAAATCGTCAAATACAATGGATGAAATTAACAGTGATTGTGGTTCAGAATGTTCTGATGATAATGAGGATTCGGATAGCGATGATGGGGAAGAACATGATGTAATGTGTTCATTATATGATTTCCCTATTCAAATGATTTCTTTGGAGAAATGTGATAATACATTGGATTATTTAATGGAAAATGATTTATTAAACAACAAAGAATGGATTTCTTGTTTATTCCAAATAATTATTAGTCTATCAACATTTCAGAAAACTTTTTCATTTACACATAATGATTTACATACGAATAATATTATGTATATTACCACTGAAAAACAATTTTTATATTATTGTTTTAATGGAATTTATTATAAGGTTCCCACTTATGGAAAGATTTATAAATTAATCGATTTTGGAAGAGCTATTTATAAATTTAATGGACAAACAATGTGTAGTGATAGCTTTCACCAAAAAGGTGATGCTGCTTCTCAATATAATTGTGAACCATATTTGGATGACAAAAAACCTCGATTGGAACCAAATCCTAGTTTTGATTTATGTAGACTAGCATGTTGTTTATATGATCATTTTATTGAAGACCTGTTTGAAGCAGAAATCATTATTAAAAAGAATAAAATAGCATCATTGATAAATTCTTGGCTAATAGACGATAAAGGAAGAAATATACTATATAAAACAAGTGGAGAGGAACGATATCCTGAATTTAAATTGTATAAAATGATAGCTAGAACTATTCATAAAGCGGTTCCTTCAAATCAATTAGAAAATCAAATATTTAAAGATTTTATCGTAACAAAAAAGAAAATTAACAAATCTAAAACAGTTATGAATATAGATAAGTATCCTGTATTAGTATAATTGGAATTTTTATATAACATAAATTATATAAAAATTATTTAAAATGTTGGATTATCAACAAAAGCCAATGTGGTTTTTGAACTCCCCGTTGATTTAGATGGAATATCAAATTGAGAATACAAATAAATTCCGATAACTGAAGTAAAATATACGACTAGTGTTTCTTTTACGACATCTTTTAATGGTTTCTTTTCATCTTCTGGAACAAACTTCATCTCTAAAAATTTATACAAAAAGAACACAGTACATATGGCTAAAGCATAAATAAAAACTTCCTGCATTTACATTAAACATAAATAAAGTTACTATACTTTTAACGAATTATGTTAATATCTCAATCTCTTCTAATCCAAGAGGAACCTTATTGAGTTCTTTTGGTTTTTCTAAATCATGAACATCCAATTCAGTTAACTTGATTTTTTCTCCAATGGTTATTTTATCATCATCGTCATCATCTTCCATCTCTTCTAATTTTCTTGCTTCATTTCTCTCATTACTAATTTGTTCTAATCGTTCTTCTGTTTTTGGAGCAATAATTTCTTCTATTTTATTATCTAAATCTACTGCTCTATCAACATCATCAAATTTAATTGAGTCTTTTTTATCGTATTCGCTTTCATTTTCTAAAGGAGCTATCTCTAGAGGAGTTTCATCTATAACATTACTAGAATCCACAGTAACATCATCTACATTTTGTGATTCAACTTCTTTTTCTTCTACAGGTTCTGTCGAAATAATTTCTTCAGTTTCTTCAACTTGAACATCATCTTCAACTGTTTCATCAAGATATACTTTTAATATATCTTCTACTGGAATATTATCACGAATAGAATTTAAAATTTGTTCTCTCACAATTACTTCTAATTCTCTGTTATGTTTTTGAATTTGTAAAGGAGTTATATTTTTTTCAAACAAATATATATTTGTATACATCTTTCTTGCTGTGTTAATGTATACTTTATGAATAAAATTTTCTAAAGAAGGAACACTAATATCAATTTTCTTTTGTTGATTTCCTACACGCATACAAGTTAGACTTTTCAACTGAATAATATGAACACAGCTAATTAAATCAGTTAAATATCCACAATTACTTTTTTCTACAATTCTATTTGTTTCTTCTGTTACAATATTAGGATTCCACTTTGGAACTCTAGCTAAAAAATTTTGAAAAGTCATTAGATATTTCTCTAATTCATCATTTTCATCACATAATTTCCAAGATTCATCAAAAATCGATCTAAATCCTTCAATTACTAATGGTGTCAGAATGTTAATTAGGCGCGCACACCATTCATTTCTTGACTCTTGGAGACTGGTTATAGAATAATCATCCATTTACATAAACGAAATATTTTCTAAAGTATAATCCGAACGCTTTAATAAAAAATGAAGTATAGAAGACATTAATAGTTTCTCTTCTCTAAATTCTTTCTTAATTTTCTGAATATAAACCAAATATTCATATTTTTTTAATGTGTCTATATCTAAATCTTTAATGTATTCTATTATATCTAAAGCAGAATACCCTTTTTCATATAAATTTTCACTTATAGAATGAATATCTTTTTTGTTTATTTTTTCAAAATCGCCTTTGAATTTATTTTTTTTTTGCTTATTTAATTTTATTATAGAGAATGTTTTATCTAAATTATATTGATGTAAATTTACTTCTTTATTATTTACCATTGGTTGAGGAATAAATATTTCACAGAAACGAGACAATATAGGTCGTAATAATTTATATTTATCATCAACTATAATAAAAAATCTTGTCGAATGACTAAACAATTCAATACATCTTCTTAATGCCGATTGAGCATCAATAGTTAATTTGTCTGCGTTTAATAGAATAATACTCTTAAAAATAGAACCTTCTTGTAAATTAATATTTGTTCTGGCAAAAAATTTTAATTCTTCTCTAATAAATTTAATACCTTTTCCATGAGCACAATTAACAGTCATTATATAATTTTTAATCATAAGTTTGTCATTCCTATAAATTTTTTTTAAGAAGTTGAACAATATAGTTTTTTTACCACAACCAGAAGTTCCATGAAATATAATATTGGGAATTTTTTTATGTTCTATAAAATTATCTAATTTATCAGTTATATCTTTATGAATTGTTAGTGACATTAATATATTAATAATTAGTTACTTTTTAACTAATTATTACTTATTTATATTTTCGTTTCATTGATTTATTGTTTATTCTCTTTTTATTTTTTGTTTTTTTATTCTTTTTTATTTTTTTCCCTCCTTCAAAGGCTACTTCATAGAAAATAAATTCTGGTATATCATTATTTGTATTACATTCTAAAAAACCACATATTTCTTTACATTCTCTCATTATATATGTTAATCGTTCATTTTCAATTTCAATTTCAATTTCGTTATCAAGAGGACATTTATCTAAATTTGTTCCACCTGTTCCAACAATATATTGCTGAATTTTCATATTTGATTCTTCATTTATTTTGAGCGAAATACTACCTGATTGGTATAAATGTATATCCGCAGATAAATAAAAGTAATTTACACTATCTTT